TCGAGAGATCCTTCGAGATATGCAAACTAAGATTAACCGTGAAGAAGAATACTTTAAATCCTAGTCATGCAACTTACACCCGAACAAGTAGAAGCTAATTGGAATCGTCATCTCCAATATATTGATGAATATATTACCGGAGATCGTAAGGATAAACTCAAATCCTTATACGAATCTCTTGCTGAACACATGGTTCTTGCTCCGGCTTCCTCAAAATCATGGTACCACAATGCATTTCCTGGGGGATATGTGGAGCATGTCAATAGAGTTGTTGAGATCGCCCTTCGAACTGCTAAATTCTGGGGAGTATCCGGTGCAAATATCGATTTTACCGAGGAGGAACTTGTTTTTGCTGCTCTTAACCACGATTTAGGTAAGATCGGTAACGGAGAAGAGGATGGATATCTTCCTCAAACTGATAATTGGCGTAGAGATAAGCTAAAAGAGGAGTATTCTATCAATACTAACCTCGATTTTATGCTCATCCAAGACCGCTCCCTATTTCTACTTCAGAAATACGGTGTTTCGATGTCTCAGAAGGAGTATTTAGCTATCAGACTCCATGATGGTATATATGATGATGCAAACAAAGCATATTTCTTCAGCCATAACCCGGATTCACGCTTTAAAACTAACATCGTCTACATTCTACACCAAGCCGACTTTATGGCTTCTAAGATTGAGTACGATCGTTGGATGAGTTTAGGTGGAAAAACCACTCCTAACACCGAAAAAACCAAATCTTCTACAGGAAAAACAGTAAAATCCTCAGAAGGTTTAAATAATCTACTAAAAAGCATCTAAAAATGTTGGTTTCAATCATAATTTTAGCTATATTAGTTATTGTCCTCGGGTTTACTACATGGAATACCATGAAAAAACTTGAAAAGTACGAGGACACCGTTCAAAATCAACAAGAATACGTTGAGAGTATCGCCTCTATTATAGAGGATTCTTCTAAAAGGTTACGTGAAATTGACGAAAAAGGTACATTTATTTCAGATGATGAGGTAGGTTTCTTTTTTGAAAATTTAAAAATTATACAAGATACTCTCGATAGGTACAAATTAAGATAACCTATGGGAAGAAAAAAGAGTAATACTAATTACTTCACACAAGATACAGAGAATGCAATAGTAGCTTATAACAACTCTAAAGATACAGCTTTTAGGCAGAAGATCTTTACTAATGAAATCTACTATCCTTTCTACAAACTAGTAGAAAATATCATTCACACCTTTAAATTCTACTATACCGACGTAGATGACCTCGAAGATCTAAAACACGAGGTCATTTCCCTGTTAGTAGAGGAGAAGATTCATATGTTTGACCCTACTAGAGGTGCAAAAGCATACTCATACTTCGGTACTATCGTTAAAAGACACCTAATCAACTACAACAACAAGAATTATAAGCGGTTAAAGCAGCTAGGATCTGTAGATGAGATTAACGGAACATATGAACTAGATGTTAAAGAGATTCACCCCAATGCTTTAACCCTACGTCAAATTTTTGACATCTACATCGAACGTACATACGATAAGATAGATATTCTTTTTCCTAAAGAAGCGGATAAAAAGGTAGCAGACGCAGTATTGACTTTGTTTGAAAAGCGTTACGATCTTGATATTTTTAAGAAGAAAGCTTTATATATCTATATACGAGAGATGACCGGTACTGAGACACCTTACCTAACCAAGGTCATTAATATACTTAAAGAAGAATTCTACCAGTTATATAATGGATTAGAGCAAGAAGGCTTTGTTGACTTAAAAAACTAACCTTTCTATTTATAAAGAAAGAGTATGGCACTAGATAAGGAGCTATTTAACGGCAAGACTGTCTCTAATGTCTTAGAAGAGATATATAATAACTCTAAGAAAAAAGATAAGCAGATCAATGCTCTGATTGCAGAGCTTAAACCCTTGATTGAAAACATCGGGGATGCCACCCTTGTTGTTCCTATGATCGCTAACTACCTAGAGATTGGAGTTAGAAACGATGAAATGCTTGTGAAAATGCTGACAATCGTTCAGAGAATGGATAACGCTAAATCAGCAGGAGATACTGCCGGTTTTGAATTAGGAGCGGAAGAATTAGCTCAAATCTTAGAACAAGCTAATGCAGTAGGGGAACAGCAGTAATGGCTCGCGAAACAAATACATCTGCCGCTTCATCTCAAGGAAGCTTTGGAAAAGGAAGAGGTAAAGGTGCGTTCGGCGGATTCTTCGCCGTAGTACAGGATACATTTAATACAGATGCAAGTCTATCCCCAGGCTTAGTAAGCTTTAGAGGACTCAATTCAAACTTCACAGGAACTACCGGAAAAGCTTTCCCATTCTACCAGTTTATAAAAACAGTTCCGCTAAAAGGTGAGATAATATTAATTATACCAGGTCCCGACGCTGCACAACTAGGTAGAAACAAAACAAAAGACTACTATATGCCTGCTCTTAATATGTGGAATCATCCACAGCACGGAGCTTCCGGCGTAGAAGGTGTACCATCTTTAGATGTAGAGTTCACAGAAACACCGGATTTAAATCCAATGCTCCCTTTCCCTGGAGATTTAATATTAGAAGGAAGAAAAGGACAAAGTATTAGGTTTTCTGAAAATTTTTCAAACACTCCTTGGCAAGGAGAAGGTAGAAATAACTCCACTATCGCTATAGTAAGCGGACAAACCACAGCAGCTACTGCTGATGATGGACACGTAGTTGAGGATGTTAATAACGATCCTGCATCGATATATCTTTTAGCAAACCAAACCATTCCTCTCGTATCAGAAAAATCTTGGAAAAGAGGTCACTTAAAGACAAGCTACCCTGACAACTTACTTCCTATAGATGCTGAAAACTTTACAGGCAACCAGGTAGTTATCAATAGCGGCCGCTTATACTTTAACGCTAAAGAGGAAAACATTCTACTTTCTGCAAATCAAGCCGTAGGACTATTAGGAGAACGTGTTCATATCGACGCTGAAAAAGCCATACACTTTGATGCACCTATTCTACGCTTAACCGGAGAAACCTTAGACCCAACACTCAGTCAAGCCGCTGTAAGAGGTAATGACTTAGTTAGAGAACTTGAAAGCTTATATCGCCGTATCGACGAATTAACAGGAACATTAGCATTAGCGTTAACAGCTTTAAACTTACCCGCAGATAAAGCTTTAGAACTAAAGCAGTACACAGGTCCTAAGAAACGAGGAGATCTAAAGAATAAGTTACTATCTAAACGAGTATTTCTATCTTAACTATGCCTAAATTATTAGATATATTAAATACAGTAGAAGCTTGCGATAATCGTAACTTTATACAGATACTAAACCAGCAAGTTACTGAGTTTATAATCGACGCTAAGGTTCAAGCTTGCGACCGAGCTACCGAAGTACTTGCAGAATATGGTATAGAAAACTTTCAACCATGTGAAGTAATTACCGAGGAGTTTTTAGAAAGACTTAATGAGGGAGAAGTAATTATCGGTTTAGAAAATCTATTAGAAAATCAAGGCTTCCCTCCTCATACAATTCGATTTATATCTAGAGGTCCCGCCGGGTTGACAATCAATGAGTATCAAGATGTTTTAGTGTGGACAACTCCTCTAACAGGAGTGCAAGTACAGCAGAACACCGCCCAGTATATTCGGGACATAACAGCAAATGCTCAGACACCTCAAGTATTAGACGAAGCTAAAAAAAGGGAAGTAGAGGAATACTACCAAAAGCAAGGTATTCAAAACCTAACTACCTACTTTCAGAATAAGTTACTAGAGTATATTTCAAGCAAATTAAAATGCCCTCCTCTAGATGTAGTTAACCGATTACTAACTATTGCTAGAAACCTAAACAAATACCTAACAAAAGCTCAACAAGCTCTTGCAAAAATTGAGGACATAGCTAGAGTAGTTTCAGGTATAGTTAACATTATAAGTAATACAATTCCGATCTTAAAAAAAATCGTAACAGCTTTAGATCTAGTAGGAATCCCTGTTCTAGCAGCAACACCGGTTATAGGAAGACTAGCTGCTATTCTAGCTAACATAGCAAGAAAAATAAGTCAGTTTTTAATTAAATTTGAAGATCGAATTAAGGAGCTAGCTGAAGCGCTATGTGCAACATCATCAGTAATTACGTTTGCAAATGCAGGACTAACTCTTGCTTTTGCTTTCTTACAGATGATTGAAGAATTACTAAAAGGGTGTATAGTTAACGAGATCGGTGATAATTTAGAACTAGCCTCTCAGTTTACTCCGTCTAGCTTTGACAGTAGACAATCTGTATCTTATCGAGGATATCGCCTTGAAGTACGTACAGCTAGAGACAACACAACTATACCGTTACGGTATGCTGTAGCACTTGACCCTGTAGGAGTCGTAGTTTTAGAAGGACCTCGCTCATTCAGCTCATCTACTCAAGTACTTATTGATGAACTTAAGTTTAGAATTGACAACCAATTAGGTTAAATCTATTTATTATTATGAAAGCTAGTGAATTTAAGAATTTAATTAAAGAAGCTGTTAGAGAAGCTATTAGAGAAGAGCTTGCTGAAGTAAGAACTCCAGCCCCTACTCAAACTCAACCAGCAGCTCCTGCTCCAGCACCTATACAGTTCTCTGGAGGTAATCCCCTTATGGAGGCTCTGAATATGACAAGCAACTCTATGACTTCAGAAGACTACCGTAACATGGGTACTGCTACCTCAAATATGGCTCAAATGTTTAACAGGAGTGCATTTATGCCTAAACAAGCTATTACCCCGGTATCTGATGATCCTAGAGCAGTAGCACAAGCTGTAGCAGTAGCACCTAAAGCAGGAATTGATTTATCTCAATTAAGCTTTGTGAATAAAGCAGCAGCTATTGTAAACCAGGCAGATAAGAAGCAAAAGCAACAATATGGCTTATAAGGTACAAAGAATTAATCCGCTAGACCTCCAGCCTAGGAAGGCTATCGGAGTTGCTATTCCTTTTGACGGAAGAGCAGTTTTTCATTCTACCTATACTTCTAAGGATGCAATTAAAGCTAATTTGATAAATTTCTTTCTAACAGGTAAAAACGAAAGAGTTTTTAATGTAGATTTCGGAGCTGGGCTTAGAAATGAATTATTTGAAACTATTACACCGGAAAAAATAGAGCAGTTACGTTTAAACATTGTAGAGAGCTTAAGACTGTATTTTCCTAGAGTTATTACTAACAGATTAGAATTAACAGCAACTCCGGATAGTAATACTATTAATTTTGCCCTAAACTACTCAGTAGCTCAAACTAACATCCAAGACGAATTATCAATTAACTTCCAGCAGTAATGTCACAGCAAAGAGAAATACAGTATTCAAGTAAAACATTCGTTGACTTCCGTCAACAGTTAGTTGACTACGCTAAAAATTATTTCCCAGATTCTTATAACGACTTCTCCCCTACATCACCAGGTATGATGTTTATGGAGATGGCTGCCTATGTAGGAGATGTTCTCTCTTTTTATCAAGATATACAGTTACAGGAGACATTCTTACAGTACGCTCAAGAACCAGGCAACCTCTACGCTTTAGCATACATGATGGGATATCGTCCAAAAGTTTCTTCAGTATCAACTGTTACTTTAGATATCTATCAAGAAGTTCGAGCTAAATTAAATGCAAATAATGAATACGAACCGGATTTGTCATATGCAGCTACTGTGGATACTAATGCCGTTGTCCAAAGTACTACATCTCCTAGAGTTAACTTCCTTACACAAGATAAGGTTAATTTTGCATTCTCTAGCTCATTTGACCCCACAGAGGTTACAGTATTTAGTACAGTAGGTAGCGCTATTAGTTATTTCTTACTTAAGAAACAAGTTAAAGCTATCTCAGCTGAGATTAAGCAAGTAGATTACCAAATCCCTGCCTTTGAAAGGTTTAAAACTATAACCATCGCTGATACTAATATACTCGGGATACTTGATATAACTGGTAGCAACGGAGAAACATGGACTGAAGTACCTTATCTAGCTCAAGATACAGTATTTACAGAGACCGTAAATACGAACACAGATAACAACCTTGCTCCGTATATTTTATCCCTGCAGAAAGTTCCTAGAAGATTTGTAACACGATTTACATCAACCGGTGAACTACAAGTACAGTTTGGTGCCGGCCAAGAAGATACAGACGATTCAACCATCACACCAGATCCTACAAACGTAGGATTAGGTAACCAAGTCATTGGAGTATCTAAGATCGACACAGCTTACGACCCATCTAACTTCCTCTACACAGGAG